AGCGACACCAATACCCGCTTTGGTTTTATTGGCGTTACTGTCGTCCTTACCATAAAGCGACATGGCAATCTCCGATATTTAAAAGTTGTCTATATTTTATTTATTCAAGTAGTGCTTTCTCTAGTGCTGCGACTAGTTGATCGTCTACTTTGTTTCCTGATTTGGCAGCTGCCTTTTTAAGTAGTCCAATAAGGAACTCTTTGATCTTACCTTCTAGATCCTCAGGAATTTTGTCTACTGCTTTATCAATGATGTTGATAGCAATGGGGAGTAGGAATTTAGTCATAATTAAATTGCAATTTGTATATTATATAGCAAGTTCTTCCTCCCATTTCTCTATAAATATACCCTTTTCCTCTAGTTGAGACAGTGCATAGTCCATAATTACCACAATTCTGTCGTGTGTACCATTATGTTGTGCCCAATGCTTGTCGTTATCATGGAATGCAAAGAGTTCTCCCACCTTCCATGATCTCTTTCTACCACGTACACTCAACCATGCTTCTGGGTCATCTATTATAGGGAAGTGTAAGCGTAATGAATCTATGTCACCACTGTGAGGATTGATCTTTGTACCAGGTGACAACTTACTTATGGTACATGACTTAAGTAACATACCATCTACGTCTTCTTTTATAGCACTATAGAAAGTAGGACACAGTTCTTGCATACTCTCAGTCAGTTTAGGTAGTACCTCTTGTACTTTCTCCACCGTAGTATTAAATAACTCAACGAATGATACCATCTCGCTGAGTTCAAAGTCTTCTTCTGATGCTGTGGTTCCTACTGCATTGAGTGGCATGGGTATAACCTTCCATGATCCATCCCAAAGCTGTACTCTACCTAAATTTCTATCTTCTACCCACTTGTCAAGTACCCACTCAGATAATATGGGTTGATTGACCTCCACAAATCGTATGATCTCTGGAATGATCTGTTTATATTGATTTTTCAGATTACGAAACGAGGATAGATCAGAGATCACATCCTCTTGCCAAATTTTTCTCATGTATTAATCTTTCGGACAGTCTTTCTTTCCGTGTACAGGGCATTCTACCCCTTCAGTAGTGTGATTGCAAGCTTCCTTAACCTTTCCAGTCTTCTCATCGACCTTCTTCATAGGTTCATTGCCATGTTTACGACCATCGGGATCCTCCAACTCAGGCATCACCTCGATAGTCGAGGTTACTTTTTTTCAGAGATACTCCTGAATGCTGAGAAAGATAATGATTCTTTCTTAGCTGTCTTTGCTGAGTCTTTAAAGTCTTTCTCAGTTGGTGCACCCTTGTCACCCTTACTACGCATCTTCTCACCACGCTTTCTCTTAGCATGGATATTAGCATAGAGACCCTTGCCCTCACCTACGACTTCAGCTCTTTCTTCCTGTGCCTTTTTCTTCTTACTACCTTTACCGTATCCTTCTGACTTGATTGCAGGTTCTACGAAAGTCTGTCCGTGTGGTCCTGCAGGTAGATCTGTATTTACTTCATCCTGATCTGGATTTCCTTCTGGTCTAGCAACATGCTCATGCACTGCTTCTCTTGTTACCTTAATATCTTCGACAGCAACATTCTTTTCTAGTCCATGATCGAACATAACATCATAGTGTGTTACTGTTCCATCTTCTAGTAGTGTGTGCTCTCCTTTTATACAGTTACCTTCACCCCACTCTGCATGTTCTACCTTAGTAGCACATGAATGCTTTACCTTTTTGATGCTTGGTTTACCTTCTTCACCTTTTGGTTCTGCAAGTTTCATACCAGGTGCGTCACCACCTCCAACACCATCAGCTCCTTTGCCTTTGATGTCTGTGCTACCCATGACTGCGGAGTAATCATATCTCCATGTCTCTTCGACACTTTTAAACTTTGTGTTTAGACTTGTTTCTGCAGCTAACTGTGCTAAAGTCTTTTCCTCGTGATGGCTCATCTTATCTTTTTTGGGGTCTGTTGGAATAACTTGCTTAACTGGGACTGTACCTTCAGGTTTCTGTACCTTCTGGCCAGGTGTAAGCGACATAACATACTCACGATATGCGTCAGTACCTGTCTCAAATACTTCTTTTATGTTTGTGATCCAAGTGCGGAAGGTTGTTTCTTCAGCAGTAAGACACAACACATAGTTAGGTCCTCGACGTAAAATCTTTCCTACTTGTCCGTTCTCAGTAAGCACCCATTCACCTTGTTTATAGACTTCGTTTTTATAAAACTTATCTTTGGTGATGTTTGCTTCCGCAACCTTTGTCTTCTTTGCGAACTCAGAAAAGGATTTCATTAATATATGTGTACATATCAAGTTTATTTATAAGCCCATACCACTTCTAACCTTCTGCATGAGCTCCATCTTCTCATCAGTATCCAAAGTATCGGGTATTCCTTTGATAAATTCAGTAGTTTTTACGTCTTTTGCTGCTTCTCTCATCTTACTTGCGGACATTCCAGCTGCACCATCCCCGTCTGGATCTCTATCACCCGCAGATATAACTTTAATAGTCTTGAATGCATAGTCTATGCTATTTTGTTTCTGTAATAACTTATCAAAGTCCGCTACTCTATCAGAACCTACCACCATCACTATATCAGTGTACTCTTTCATCATCATATCCTGTGCCACCTTGATAATAGTATTACAACATGCTTCAGTTTCTATCTTTGCCCACGGAAACATCTTCTGCATTATTTCTACCTTATATTCATAGGGTAATGGGTTATTTGGTTTTTTAAATGTCTGTGATGGGTAGATCAAATAGTCACCAGAACCTGCATAACTTGCTACTGCCTTTATAAGTTTCTCATGACCTATGGTTGGTGGATTAAACCTACCAAATGTAAAATGACATGTCTTCATTTACCGTCTCCTGCAACCCAGTTCTTTTCTACGTTGAAGTTTGCAACTGAGAATGTCAAACGATCAACTAACTTCACTGCACCTTTACCTTCTTGAATAGCAACGTACCCCTCAGGTGCTGTTATCTTGTACCCATTCTCCGTGCGGAGATATGTACCAAATCTTTCACCCTTCTCTAGTTTACGGATGAACATTTCCTTTGCTAACTGAAGATTTTTATACAAGTCAATAGTATTAATCAGATCTTTTTCATGTTTTTCAATAAGATCTTGACCCTCATATAACTTAGCAAGTTTACCTGCCTTACCTTTCGGTGTCTTTAATTTATCTGCTGCCTTCTTACACTCTGCTTCAAAGTATGTCTTAAATTCCTTTATAACTGTAGTAGATGTACCCATTTTCTGACCCCTTCTGACATACTGGTTGAAGAATATCTTTAGTCTAGTACCCACAGCCAACTGATCTTTACCTGCATTGTGCTCTGCCATAGTGTCTAGGAAACTACCTGCCACAAGAGTACCACTTGACGATTTTATTTTAACTAATTCATTCTTCTCAGAACTATTGAGTAAAATATCATTACCAAGTTGCTCTGTCTCAGCACTCAGTACCAACACATCGTTACTACTATTCAACTTCTTAACATTATATCCAAAAGAAGCTTGCAATGAGCTGATAGTACCACCAGAATAACTGGTATGAAATACTATACCAAGTTTTGCTTTCACTGCCTTATCATATAAGTCATCCTCAGAGGGTATACAATAGGTAATAGTGTTAGGTTGGAATATAAGACAGTCTTTACCATCTATTTTCTTCTTCTCTTTATCATCAGTAAAAAGTAAGTCACCTTGTGCCACCCCTTTGATACCCAGAGCAGGTAGATATGTCAAACAATCCTTCAATTTAGAAGCAAGACCAGGTGAACTACCATGATTTGCATCCACATCTGCGTGTGTAAAATTAATCTTAGCATCTTTGTTGAAGATAGATTTACTACCAACAAAGAACCTACCAGTCTCAGGATATGTACCACAAAATACAGCAGGTGCACCGTCCCATTTGGTAGTAATTTTTAAGTTACTGTCACCACCAGAACTAAAAGTCTTAGCAAGTTCATCTAAGAACATAAAAGCATCTGTTGCACCCTCCTTACCATCAAGGAGAATACTATCTTCTAAGTGTTCTAGGTGTGTGTTCTTACTCATTAGTATATTTTAGCAAATGGTCCGTATTTTGTGCCTTCTTTTTTGGCAAGAAATACCATGTCAGTTCCAAACTTATCTCTGTCCTCAGGTGAGAGAGATAAGAACTCACTCAACCATTTAATTTGTTGACATTTAGAGTTTGCTACGTGAGGTTTTGTACCAAATACAAATGCTAGGTTATCGTATGCTTCGTCTGCAGTCTTGGCATCTATTTGTACCCTATTTTTCTTCAGAATGTCGATGAGACCTTTCCAATCAGTACTATCATCCATAAACTGTTTTGCAGTCTGAGGATATGATGCATTATCTTTTGTAAAGTTTAACTTATAATCTTTTAGTAATTGTTCTACCAATTCAACAGTTGCTTTACCTAATCTTGCAGCAGTAGCACCAGATGAAGTAGGTTCGTATTTTAAATTAGACATCCCAGTACTATTGTTACCTTTGATCTGGAAATTATATGTGTTGCCACCATCCTTTACATATACTCTTGTGTCCTGAGTAGATAAAGTTATTGCTCCTTCTTTATCTTTCTTCTTACCCATCTTACAGTCAGCAGCAATGTATGAAAAACGTAACTTAGCTAAGTTGGCAAAGAACTCACTCTTATCATTCACAAATTCTATTCGTGCATCCTTTCCTGCAGCTACCTTTTTGAGAGAAATACCAAACACTTGTTTGTTTGCAAACAACACTCTCATTATAGCATTTAATTCGGTAATTGACTTTGCTTTTGAACGTCCTTTTTCACCAGAATTTACCGCAGTATCTATCCTTTTTGTCCACGTAGCCTCATTTTGTATCAACCAGATGTCAGCAGGGTTCCAGTTGTCCTTAGCACTGATATTAAAATTATCTTTGACTATTTTAGTGATAAATTCCATGAACCCACCGTTACGATTGAACTCTGTGAACGCAGGTTTACCTATCTTATCAAGCAATGTTTTCTGTTGCTTAAAAAAGTTCTCTAACCAAGTGTCATCTACCTCAGTTACCTTACCAACTCTCTTCCATATATCTTTAATACCATTCATGGTAACATCATCTGCCTTCAATGCAGCTGCATTCTTCCACGTTGCGTTATCTTGTATTGCTCTCCTAAAAACAAAGGCAGAACCAAGTTCTTGCATCTCTGTCATGGTTGCTTCACTAACACTCTTACCACTAGAGTCAGTTAGTTTACCTGTTGCTTGAAATTTTATTTTCTGAGTGCCAATAAACAGTGCAATAAGTGGTTTAGAACCTGTAATAATTGGATCATTTTTTGATGCTATGTAACTATTCTTATATCGTGTGATCAATCTTCTTACAGCACTCTCACTGGTCTTGAGTGAGATCCAAGGTTGGTCTGGTTTGACACCAAATGATGTTTTACCATCCCATTTACCATATTTTATGTTAGGATCATGTCTCCATATAGCATCTTGACCCGCAACATCCATGACCCCCTCCATCTCTTCTTTAATGGAACGGGATTTGATTGCTCTTATTAAATCTTTTCTATCAATGTTCTGGTATGCCATCCTTACTAGAAGCTTTTCCAATATTTAGGAGGGAGTAATCCAGATTCTGTGTCAGTTCTATGCTTGAGGGTTAAAAGGATGTCACCAGCGAGACTAATTCTTCTATGTTCTCTGGGTTGAGGAGTAGTATAGTGTTCAAGAGAACCAGGAAACATAATAAGATGCTCAGGTTGAGGGGTGATTGCATATCCATCACCGTTGTTAAATCTATTTTCTTTAATAAGTTTAAACGCATCTCCAAACCATTCATTAGGGTTCTTTTTATGTAGTATTAAGGGGTCACCAGGTGTCTGTATATAATACACCCATGATATATGTGCACATGAGTGGTAGTGACATGGAAAGTGTTGACCAGGATCACATATAGTAAACCAAGTCTTGACAAAATTGACATCAAAAGTGGATTTATCTATTGCAAACTGATCCATGTACTCTATGGCACATTTTTTCACGGCTCTAAAAAATTGCTCCAGTCTCTTATCTTGATGGACTAGAACTTTACCGTTCAACTCACCTGTTATTTTACCAGTGCTGTTGTCAAACTTACCATCATCAAATCCTTTGTATAATATGTTCAAGAAACCAGTAAGTTTCTTCTCATATATGAGTAATGGAAATGCCTGATGAAATTTAGAGGTCGTCTTCTGCACGTACTTCCGAGTAGTTGATATCAAACTTACCGCCAGGATATCTCTTCTCTAATTTTTTAATATTTCCTTCAATTACCTCATCGAAACTGATGTCCAGAGCCATACAAGCTTGTGCCACATACCACATAACATCACCCAACTCAATAATGAGATGCTTTCGATTATCATCGTTCCATGGCTTCCCTTGGAAGACCATCTTTTTAACAATTTCCAAAAACTCTCCAGACTCAGCAGCAAGGCCAACGCCAGCAGTGGTAAGACGTTCAATATTGGCACCCTTTTGGTCAAGTTCAACCAAACGATCAGCAAGATAGACAAAATCTTTAGAACTATCGCTTGTGACAGTATCCACGAAATGACTGTACTTATCAAAATCTATTGTCATAGTAAATTCTTTCTCAAATCTATGTATTATACTTTAAGACTGGCAAATTTCTTAGATAAATTTTCTTCGACTTTCTCCATGTCATCTTGTCCTGAATCAGACAAGTTTTGTTGAGCACTTTGTTCAACATCATACAACCTCATCTTTGCTCTGTCAATACCAATCACGAAACGTTTGTTTACAGTAGGATCATTGTACCTATTCTTCAACTGCTTAACCATTATCTGTCCAAGTCCTTCGAGTTCCTCGCTAGAAATGAGAGCGAACATAAGGTCAGCAGTAGCAGGAAGTCCGAAAGATTCAGATGTGTCGGTAAGGTCAATATCGCTAGAAGCAAACCCAGAACGAGTAGTCTGAGTAGCACTAACAATCGGTAAATTTGCTTCCACAGCAAGACCACGAAGCTCCTCCGCAATCGCCTTGATGTATGAGTAAGAGTTGACATTGCCTGCATTGCCTTTAAAACGTGACGAAGCACATATATTGAGATAGTCTATGAATATTATATCAGGTTTGAATGATTTTTTCAAGGCTAACTCATTGAGTAATGACTTGAAGTGACCACAGTGTGCTGATGCAGTAGGATATTCCTTAACTATTAACTTACCTTCAGTTTTCTTAGCAATACTTGTCACCTTATTATCATACATCATCTTAGGTAACTGATTTAAGTTTTGTATATCACAATTTAAAAGGTTACTATCTATTCTTTCGGCAATCTTTTCTTCTGCCATCTCAAGAGTGATGTACAAAACGTTCTTACCTTGGAGTAGAGCAGAACTAGCAACATGACACATGAAGAGAGACTTACCAACACCAGTGCCTGCGAGAGCAATGTTGAGAGTTTTATTAGGTAACCCACCTTTTGTAATCTTGTTGAAGAATTCCAAATCAAAAGGTATCTTGTCTTCAGTTCTGTGGTAGAACTCGTATCGTTCTTCGTAGTCCTCAAGGTAATCGTGACCTATATGATTGTCAAATGATACTGCTAATGCATCTGATAATATACTTGGTATAGAACCAGCTGCTCTCTGTTCATCATTGCCTTCTGCAATTTTAATTGATGACATCAATGCAATATACAATGCTCTATCTTGACACCACTTCTCTGTAACGTCTACGATCCACTCAGGTTCAGACTTTTCCTCGTCTATCTCTTTAATTATATGTACAATATTCTTATGCTGTTCATCAGATATTGTATCTAATTGACCAACTTCAATTTCCAGTGCTTCCTTAGTAGGTATCGCATTGTACTGCGTAAAATATTTATTAATAACTTCAAATAAATTCCTCTCTAGAGGGTCATTGAAGTATTCTGCCCTGATAAAAGGCAAAGACTTCCTCACAAAAACTTCATCTAGAAGGAGGTTCTTAAGTATTAGATTCTCTACCTTGTTCATTTAGCTTTAAAATTAATGGAACTGTTAAAGTAATTCTATTTTCAGTTTGTACAGGAGAACTATGCTCCATGTATGATGGGTATATTATAGCATCTCCTTGGTTGATATACAAGCCTGCTGCATCTTGCCATTCATCAATGATTGCTGGTTTGAATGCTTGAAGCATTGCTCTTGCAGGATGATGAAGTGTATCGGATGCTGAACCATCCACCACATCAACGTAATGTATCATAGTATAGTGACTTGGTAGAGTATCAAATCTGTCTGTACTTTCTCCCTTCTCTAACACCTTAAGGATGATAGCATCCATAGTGACTTCATGAGTGTCATAACACCCAATATCAGTGAGAAATTGCTCTATTATATCGGTATATATCTGAGTTAAAGAAGGGTCAAATTGCTGTATACCATATAAAAAAGGAGAGACAGCAGAGAACCTATTCTCCTTCCATATACCCATACAAAAATCAGTAAAATCTTGATTATTATCTACGTTATATTTTCTAACGGGGATTGCAAATAAATCGTCTCTCATGCCTTCACCAAAACACAGTTAAATGCGACAGATATCCTGTCTTCTTTTGAATTGTTAACGTGTACACCATGACGTAAGTAAGATGGAAATAATAATATCTCACCATCGTGAGGTGCAAAATCATATGCAGGAAATATGTCTGTATTTTCTATTAGATCATCAGAATAACCTGCTATGTTAGGATGACTATAGTAATTTGGATTTTCAAATTCTATCTTACCACACTCAGGTTGACTTTTAATCCACATAACACCTGCAAGATCACAGTTAGGATGATTATGTCCATTGTTAAGTGAACCTGGTGGATTAATATTGATCCATAGACCTGTCATTTTCAAACCAAATCCTTCTCTAAATCCACCAATGGTAGCTAGACCTCTGGATAGTACAGTTAGTATGGTTGATTGCTTTGTGTGATAATTATTTTGAGACTGCCAACCATTTACATTAGTTGCTGATGTACCTTGTGGATCTCTACCACGTTCACCATAACAGTACCCAATAATTTCATCTTGAAGTGGTGCAAAACCTGGTGCTTTTGCTTGAAATACTAGAGAAGGAAACAGTACTTTAATATCTGATCCTTGTTTAGTATCTTTATAATCTTCTATGTTGAGAGAGGGAGGTTTCATTCCTGCAAACATTATACTTTCTCCGTTCCATACTTGTACTCTTGACTTGCTGCCCAGTCAAGTTTCTCCATTATTTCTCCTGTGAAATATTTCTCTGGATCCTTAAGTATTGCAGAAGGATATACACTGCTATTACCAACAACGATCCGATTTCCTTTACGCTCAAAGACTCCATACTTTTCTCCTAATTCTAATAAACCATAATACTTGTCAAGACCACGTGCATCAAAATACAAACGAGTTTCTACTATTGAATTTTCTACTGTCAGACGAGACTTTGCTGCCTTAGCTTTGACAATATTTCCGATGACATCTTTACCGTCTTTCTCTTTCTTTTTTGAAAGATAGATGATAGTGGAAGCAGCATATTTGAGACCAGAACCGCCACCCATTTCTTTTGTGGGGACGTATGCTCCGACGACATCGTATGTGTGGTTTGTGACGATAAGAGGGACATTAGCTTTTCCTAATTTTAGTGTAAGAATTCTGAATATTGCTTTCACAACTTGTGCTCTAGTCATGTCACGAGTGTCTTTACCCTCGGCACTATCTGCTAGTTCTTTAGATGTGGAAAGCATTCCCAATGAGTCTAACACAAACATCATTGGTTTGCGATCTTTTGTGTCTAATGCAAGATATTTATCTAGTATCTGTATCGCTTGAGTTCTGAATTCTTGAACCGTAGTGACAGGAACTAAGATCATACGTGAACCATCAATGTTACGTTCATCTATCATCTCTTTAGTGATAGCAGCTTCAGACTCAAAGTACACAACACCTGCGTCTGGGTTCTCAGCAAGATAGTTCTGTACAATACCTAGACAAAAGAAAGTTTTACCTGTACCACTTTCACCTGCTAGTGCAGTAATCTTATTAGAGGGTACACCTCCATAGATTGAACCACTAACAAGAGCATTAAAAATATATGATCCCGTATCAACAAATGATTCAATGTCACCTACGCCACCTTCAGATAGAAGACCTGCGTAGTCATTGTCAATTTCTTTAACAATGTCTTTTAAAAATGATGAAGTCATGCTCATGCGAATAAAAATTCTAAATTAGATACTTTCTCTGTCTCCCATCCTATCACATTTGTGATGATTCGTAAAGGGTCGAGAAATGCTTTTTTAAATTGGGCATCACGATCTATCTGCCCTTCCACTCCCAGTTCACGTGGGAATGTATTAAGGAAAGAGATCACGTTTTCGTTATTAACTTTGTTTGGTCTCCTCAGGTAAATGTATTTTATTTTTTCTCCCTCTTGTACGAGTGGGTACTTGTATTCAAGTTTGTTCTTTGCGATATAAAAATTATAAAGCAAAGTTCCACGAACATGTAAAGGGGTGCCCTTTGTATACACGGTTCCTGATGCTTTAAATTTGCGTAGTCCATTAACTGACCTCGGAAATGCTATGTCCTCAGGAGGTAACGAATCGAATTCATCCTTAAAAGAATTTATAAAGGATTGCAAATCGTTTTCTGTGCCATCCATCATGATGTTAATAGCATCTTTAATGGCAGCACGACATGGTGCAGGTGTCGAAGATTTAACTGCTTCGATCCCCATCATTTTAAGTTTTGGTTTGTTGTATCTTACACCTTCTGAGTCCCACACATTGAGCATGTATCTTTTCTTTGCTGTCCAGATACCACTCGATGCAATGTTCTCACGTTTCATGATCATCTTCTGGTCATAGGCACTGACATATTCTGCCAGTTCTTTGTAAGCACCTTCAATATAAGGCTCAAGTTCCATTTCACTGACCTTGTTAAGGAACCCAACAACGCTCTGATCAGTTTTCTCTCTCCCCTTGTATACAGTCTCGACCAGAGGACCCATATTGAGGTAGATACTATCAGTGTCACTAGCAATAACATAATCTTCTCCTTTTGTTTTCAGTACCCTGTTGAGGTACACATTCATTTTGTTTTCAATCCAACGGATGCTAAATTGCCCACCGTAAGTAATCGCCTCAGCATTAGATAAGTTGTAGTATCTAAAGTACTGGTTTCCAATGGCACCATAAGCCGAATTGAGCTGTATTTTTCGAGCCATTTGGATGTTATTGAATTTACTAATATCTCTTTGTAATTTGGCACTTGGCGAAACTTCATAATCCCGTTTCGCTTGGAGCATTTTCTTTTTATATAACGTACGTTCATCATAAATCTTCTGCATAATCTCAGGTAAGAACCCATGTATATCCTTACGATATTGTGCACCATTAGGTGCTACACAATACTCACCTTTTATCTCAACTTGCTTTTGTAAGAGCTTATCGACCGTAGCGGTTGGGTGTTTTCTGTCCAAGAGCGTTTCTGGGGAAATATTGTACTGCATAATGAGATGAGGATACAAACTATTGAGGTCAAAATTAACCACCCAATTATAGCGTCCTGGTTTCGGTTCCTTGACATACGCACCTTCGTATTTTTCTGATTTGTCTGATCGTTTTGCTGGTGGGACAACAACTCCTTTATCCTTAAGAAAATTATATATGATGGTGTCCCACATCCTCACCTGATAATATACATCCCTGATGTTTACCTTAGCATCGTATGCTAGAGCAATAGCAAGTTCTATCAACTTCATCTTGTCTTCTAAACGTGTCACAAGTTCCACGTCAAGAATGTTATAATCAATAAATTTCTGCCAATCTTTTGTATAAAAATCTTTGAAGTTCTCAAACTCATTGTGGTCAACTTTTCTTTGACCTAGTTCAACAAATGCAATGTGATCTAGACGATATGATTCTTGATTTGTATAAGTAAATTTCTTATAGAGATCAAGATAATCCACGACATTAATTCCATACATGTTGTACAGTATTTGTTGACGACCTTTTATCTCCATCTCCTCTCGATGCACGATACCCCATGGGGATATTTGCTTCATTTCTTTCTCACCAAATAATCTTTCAAGACGACCACAGATATATGGTACGTCATAGAGTTCTACGTTCCACCCCGTGAGAATATCTGGGAAATTAGTAATCCAATAGTCAAGAAAACAACGGAGCAAATGTTCTTCACCGTCACACAGTACATACTCAACGTCATCTCGATTGTTTGTATACGGTTTGGTACCCCATACTTTGATCTTACGACTGATATGGTCTTGGACTGTAATGCTAAGAAGAGGTTGCGAGCATTCCTGCACGTTAGGAAAGCCATTTTCACATGCCACCTCGATATCAAGAGATGTAATTTTAAGACTTTTAAGGTCGTAATCAACTTCCTTCGGAAACTCTTTCGATATGAATTGATAGAGATACCTGTCATAACCATGAACCTCGAAATTTTGTATATCAGCGTACTTCTCTCTGAAAGCACGTGCTTCTTTGATTGATTCAAACCTTACTGGTTTGGCATACCTACCATCAAGAGTTTTGTGCTTAGTCTTTTTATCTGTGACAATAAAAAGTGTTGGAGAAAACTTAAACTTACGTTGAATACGTTGTCCATTCTCGTATCCAAGATAAAGCAAGTTGTCTCCAACCATTTGAATGTTAGTATAGAAACTCATTTAGTAACGATCTCGTATTTCTTTTTGATTTCGTTTGTCGGTTCTACTATTGTAGCAAGAGTTTCAGAATAAAGCAACACGTCTGTATCTGTTGTGTAACGTGGCCAAGGTTCTAATGTACCATCATCCTTAATAAGATAAGGATCTTCTAGATGACAATTAGGTTCCTCGTCAAGTTGTTCCACTTTGGATATCAGGTGTATTCCCGATCTCAGGATCACTACCATCACTTCCATCATCATCCTCCAATAATTTTTCTGCTTCTTTAAAGATGTCTTCCATGTCTAAGTCATCATCAAAAGTACCTGCAATGGCATCCTCATGTTTCTTGAAGTTTTCATTGTAAAAGTCTTCCTTAATGGCATTAACATATTGTTCAGAGATACTATCCAAAGGAGAGTATGCTGTAATAACATGTCCTGCAGGTAGAAAGAAATCTCTATCCTTACTCAGGGGTGCCCATGGAAACCATGATACTTGATAACCTTTAGTTCTGTCAAGCACAATACCACCCTCAGCATCAGAGACAATCTCTAGACGAAAGGGTTTATGTAACTTAAAACCAACAGGGTCTTTAGTCTCAGGATCAAAGACCTCCTGTACTTCAGTTATAATCTCTTCACCTGATCTTAATAATAAAAGCGAAACGCTCATTCTATGTTTCCACCCATCTTGCGTACATTAGTAATGTATGTATCACGCAAACTTGGTACTGGTTCTAGGATAGTCACAACCATATTATGATTGATTGCTATTCTAGTTTCTGGTGTAAGAGGACACCATGGAGAGTAATGTACTTTGACTTCTGGATCTTGTACTACTCCAGTAGTTCCATCTGTCTTAGGTTTATCGTACTCTACTAGGTAAGGGTAGTTAAAGATATACGCTTGACGTTGGTTAGTAGTCTTATCAACTGCTTCTTGTAAATCTGTAATAACTTGATCACCATTGTGAAGTATAACAACTTTAATCCTATCAGGATTAACGAGTGTATTGTCAACACCTTGGGGAGTTACATTAATTGGTTCTTTCTTTTTTGCCATTCTCGCTAGCTCTTATATAAACATTATAAAGGAGGGGTCGCTGTTTGTCAACCCCTCCTATGTAGGACTAGATAAAATCCTTTCTAGCGTGATGTTCTGGAACTATCTTTCCCAGTTGTACCACGAGCAATCCGTCTCTGAATTCGACTCCTCGTATTTCGGTATCATCTGAGAGTGACCAGACCCTAGTGAAGTCCCTTGCGGCCACTCCTCTATGTCTAAAAGTTCTATCATCCTCCTGTTTTTCTTTTGTGCCTTGGACATGTAATTTTCCAAACTCCGTAAAGACTTTGAGTTCATCTTTTTTGAAGCCCGCCAAGGCAACCTCCAACCTCGATTCAACATTGTTAATTTCGATAATGTTATAGGGTGGGTAGTTAGATGTAGTGTCTACTCCATCCCAGAACCGATTGAGGTAATCATCCATTCCTATGCTGTTACGATTAATCTTCTCTATAAGTTCTGGAAGATTTGCAGCATGATATCTTGCTAAGTTCATAGTAGTTCTCCTTAAATAAGCGAGTGTTTAATTTGTGTACCCGAAGCGTACACTATTATTTAAGCACGAACTATAAAAAAGCGTTATGGTATAAACCGATACTATAAGTTCGGTTAATCCTCTTTCTTCTTTCCAATGTTGTATTTACTCTCTAATGTCCAGTCTCCTTTCTCTTTATAAGCAAGGACTTTTATCTGACTTAGAGGTGCTACGTCTGCTATAACTTCTTTAGCGTTGATGGATACTAATCCCCAATCACTTAGTAACTGTACTATGCGGTTCCTACGTTGCACATCATTTATGGACAAGTTTGCTTTCTTACCATCAAGAGCAAACAGTTCTTTAAAATGTACGATGTAATATCTACCCTGTTTGTGAAGGATGTGACACGATTGATATAACTTCTTTTCTTTGCGTGAAGCTACTCCAATACGTGTTAATGTTTCTCTAACTTTAAGGAAGTCATCGGGTTCCTTCAACCCAACTTCCACCATCTGTTCAGCAGTCCAGATGACCTCTTCGATCGCACTCATCTTTTTCCTCCCATGTCATATTTGTTATGTAAAAATTCAATTTGGGCTTTGGTTAGAAGAGTTAATGCGACCTTCGCTTTTTCATTACTATATCCATAGTGTTTCTTGACCAGATCCAAGTCATTGACTTGTTCTTTCTTCAACCACGGAGAAAACCTTTTCTTTTTCCTCAAAGTATATAGGAAGAAAGCATACTGCATGTCCTTATCGACATGAGCATTCATATTCATCTCATTCGCAAATAAGATACTATCAACAGTACCAGACAAGCATCTATTAACGATGTAAGGAGGATAAGAAGATATCGCTGAAGGATCATCAGCAAGGAGATCTTTCTTACTGAAGTTGACAGAGTTAAGCCAGTCTTTAAGTTCATACTTCATTGATTAAGGGAGCAAGATTTCCAACACCAGTACCTTTAACACGTCGTCTACGAGCAATTGTTTTTAGTCTCCCTCTAGTCTCTGACATATTTGAAGTATGAGTTCCCCATCTTAAATTGTCAACATGATTACATCTATGTCCTTTAGATCCATGACATATTTCCTCACCAAGAGTAGGTGGTCTCATCCAACAATCAGCAACCATCAGATGTACAGATCTTGTTGTGTATTTTATTCTTTCTTGCGTTATTGGATTGTGATGAGAAACATTCACACAGAAATAATGATATTTTTTATCTTTATTATTTCCCTGTAGACCATAATTTAATTTGATGGTTCCCCATTCGTTGATCTCACCCCACCTACCTGGATATTTGAGATCATAGTCTCCTGGTGTACGATATATTGATTCACCATCCCTACTTACGTAGTATCTTTTGAATACTGGATGTTGTGCAACACCTTCTGGTGGTGTTAAATCTGGAAATAAATTCATTACCAAACCCTCACAGGACCGACAACACCAGTTTCAGAATTGTTTATTCTGTAAATCATAGTTCTCCCTTGTTTTGTATTACAGTGGATTTCACCACCTTGGATTATTGCGGTAGCGATATCGGTACCGAATGTAGAGTATGCACCTCTACGTGTGTGATACAGTTGTGCCTTACCGCTTGGCAGTACACGAACCCCCAAACTTCCCATAATTTGTAATTAATAATTCACGACGTTTGTGTTGATCCTCCATGTAAGTACCTGTGGATCTCATTGTATAAGTATGAGCGAAGTCATACTGACACCACTCTAAAAATCTCATAACAATATCAGGGTGGTTGTTATAACTTATCATAACATTACATAAGCATTTGTCAAATGTATCAGCAAACTTTGCATGATCAAATCCTTTATGCTTATCACCCTTATGTCCATACAGAGCATCCTTAATATCATAAGGAGGATCTGCATAGATGAATGTTAAGGTCTCGTCGGAAACGAGTTCCTCGTATGACACATTGGTAATTTTCCATCTGGAGATGAGTTTGCTGTACTCTGGCAATCTCTCGATCCCCCTATGGGAAAAGTTCGAGTTACTGGCTGCTTTTGAGAATGAACTGCTCTCAGTGAGACCAGAGAAAGAACACTTATTAACGATATAAAAATCAACTGCTCTATCTTCTTGACATCTTTTACTGTCATTTAAGTTCTCCTTTGAATCTAAAAATAATTTCCTTGCACTCTCTTCATCAGGATGAAAGTTCTTTGCTCTCATCAACTCACTATAAAGATAGTCACCATTGTCTCTTAACTGTACCCAAAAATTATATAATGGTTCATACAAATCATTGACCCATATAGGTATCTCCTCAGGTAATCTTCTAGTCATTTCTATAGCCATGCTACCACCGCCTAGAAATGGTTCACGATACTCTGTTATCTCTCGACTAGGCAAGTATTGCAATAACTTTGGAACTGCTCTTGACTTGCCACCAGGATACCTTAGAGGTGTCTTAAGTTTCATTCTTCAACACTCTCCAATTCTTGTATAGAATCTACTGGTACCTCCTGATCACCTATCATATACCAGTGCTGTGGCATACCAATACTATCTTTTCTAACACCTAAGTAAGAGAGATCACTAAAGTAATTCTCTCTTAACATTGCCTGTAATCTCCAATGTATTAGTTCAGACTTCTTCATCAACTTCTAACCAGATAATATAATCATCAGGATCCATTACAAGACCACGATCAAAATCACGAAAATCTCCTGTTGGTGGAGGAATGATAGGTTCGTATGTACCTCTAGGTCTTTCTTGTGGGTAATTATCAATCAATGCTTCAACTGCTGTGTCGAACCATCTGTTCATAGATTTTGCCATAGCACGATATGATGAACCAACATAAAGTTGACCACCTACGACAGCAACAGTTGCTGCACCCCAGAACAGATAATAAAATCTAGATTTCATTTGTGCTCTGATCTTGTCACGTTTACTCATCAGTTTAGTCATAATCATTTGAATTCACACTCTACCATGATCTCGGTAAGTGCTGCTAATAAATTAATTTCCTGATCAGCAACAAATGCTGATTGGAATTGATACTTAGCGATAATCAAAACTGCTTGAGGTATACTCTGTGGTTTAAGACTATCATATAAGTTATCATATACTGTTCTCAATATAGCATTAGGATCATTATCTAAATTACTATTGACCCACTTGCGTGCGACAGAGAACTCTTTGTTTTTAAGTGAGGATACTAACTCACCAAGTTTGACGTTATTTAGTACCGCCAGAATGCCAGTGTCGATATTCCCTGTCGCAGAATACCTTTGGAGTTCGTTGAGTGTTCTTCTGAAGTCTGGGAAGTACTTCTGGACGACCTCAGCGACCACCGCATTATCAAACTGTACATTTTCTCTGGTAAGAATATCACGACATCGCTCAAAAAATTGGGCAGCGATCTGTTGCTTGTTCTTTCCTCGGACATTACAATCAATAACAGTGGTTCTAGAATGTAGTGGTTCAATAATTTTGTTCTTAAAATTACAGGTAAAAATAAACCTGCAGTTATTTTGGAACTCTTCTATTGAAGCACGTAATAATAACTGTACATCATGTGTGGTATTATCTGCTTCATCTATGATGATGACCTTATGATTAGATGATGAGGTCAACGATACTGTTGAAGCAAACTGTTTTGCATTGTTACGTACAGTGTCAAGAAAGCGACCCTCATCTGATCCATTGATCACATAAGAATCAACTCCTAGTTCATGGCATAATGCTTTTGCTACTGTAGTCTTACCGACACCTGCGGTGCCACACAGGAGTAAGTTAGGTACTTCTCCATTGGTAACAAAAGATTGAAATGTATTCTTTAAATCGGATGGGAGAATACACTCCTCAATAGTTTGTGGACGATACTTTTCGACCCACAGAAAATCATCCTTCATACTTACTATCAGGTTCTAGTGCGATGAGATACTCAAGATCTCTGTTTGCGTCTCTGAATAAAGATGCATTCTCTTTACTAATAGTAACCTCATAATCACCAGGTAGCAACTTAAGGTTTTCAACTTTAAAGTTGAAGCTAAATTCTTTGTCGGTAATCCCTACCTTGACAGCATAACTGTTTGATGTGTCATTCTTCTTATCACGTACGACAAGTTTAACACTAGCACCATCGCCAACAACTGCTAGATCTTCGATCTGATAAATTGCAGCTGCCTTAATGATGTTAGAGATGTCACTCCATGCCACAGTAAAACATACATCCCTACTGGGAAGTTCAACCTTCTTCTCAGGAGGTTGAGTAATGGTAGAGGGATCAGCAAAGAAATATCTTGATTGACATTTACTATCTTTGATGAGTACAAAGTTATCGTTCTCGAAATTGAAATCAGGATTTTCAAAAAGTGAAAGACCAGATAGGAATTCGCTCAGATCATAGATAGCAAAAGTTTTTGGAAACTTCTCTTCAACAACCGCACGTGATAATATATTCTTCTGTATGGATAGAGTGGATAACTCTGTACCTTCTTTGAAGCAGATTGATTGGTTGATGTTTGAGAAGTTCTTGAGAATGTCAAGTGTTCCTTTTGAAAGTTTCATTTACTAAAATAATATAATAGTACACAATAGTGCACCGCTTTTAAAATGTCATCTTGTGGACGACCTTTTTTATCGTACCTGCTCAGGTACTTAATTGCATTAGATCTGCAGAATGCTTCTGCGTCACCAATACTTTCGATTAGATCAAGTGTCTGAAAGTTACCGTTAGCATAATGCTGTGAGTAAGTACCTTCAATGTACTCCTTCGCTAAATCAAGTGTTTGATCTTCATTATACTTGCAAACAACATTATTGTCAACTGTTAGATCTATGTTACCAGTCTGAGAGTAATACTCATAGGGATTTACATCCTCTCTTAAAGGATAGTCATCCATTTCACGAATTTCATCCTCTTCAGACCATCTTCCTTTTGTTTTGTCCATAATAATAGGATATTCCTCGTCAAGGGTTCCATCCAAGACAGAACCCAATAAACTCCATGCATTAATCATATCAGTTTTTCTCTTCAAAGTCAACATCTGCATCCACCTTGTCATATAACTCTTGGAATGCTTGCTTAGTTTCCTCATCGAAACGAGAGATACAAGTAGTAATTGCCTTAGCACGGTTACCAAAGATTTGGTATGCTCTGACGATGTGTACAAGTCTACGTGTACTGATGACCTCATCAATACCACCATCGTAGAATGTCTTACGGATGATGTCTGCCCAATCAACTAACTTCTTATTGAAGTCATCGTTAGGGTTAAGGATCTCAAGGATCTTCTGCTCTGATACAGGAGATGGATACTGTTGCTCGAAAGTAACAGGGAACCTCTCTAGGAATGCTTCGTTCAATACGTTAGTACCTACGAACCTACCATCGTCAGAACCTTTACCCTTAGTGTTAGCAGTTGCAACAACTGTGAACCCTTGAGCAGGTTGTACGAACTTACCTATCTTCTTAAGGAAGACACCCTTACCTTCTAGGATAGATTGTAAGCATAGGATCTTGTTAGATGCTAGATCAATCTCATCAAGTAATAGAACTGCACCTCTTTCAAGTGCTTCTACCACAGGACCGTTATGCCATACTGTGTTGCCATCAACTAATCTGAAACCACCGATGAGATCATCCTCATCTGTTTCGATAGAGATGTTAACTCTGATGAGTTCTCTGTTTGCTTTAGCACATGCCTGTTCCACAGAGAATGTCTTACCGTTGCCAGATAAACCTGTGATGAACATTGGGTAGAATAACTTGGAAGTAATAACCTTTTTAACATCAGAAAAATTACCAAATGGAACGAAGGTAGTATCTGTAGCAGGTACTAAGTTACGCTCTGCTGAGGGCAATACAGGGGGTGCTGATAATGCTTTTTCAAGGATCTCTCTTCCTTCAGTTACAGTTAGGTTCCATGAACCCTTCTTAACTTTGAATGCATTTAACTTACGTGCAACTGTTGCGTATGCACAATCGTTTGCTCTTGCAAACTTTTTCACATGAGATGCATCTATCTCACTACCGAATTCGTCACGTAGTTCATCAATGAAGTTGACGGATAGTTTTCTCTCGAATGCCATAATAAAAAATTGGAAATTGTTGTGTATGTATTAATAATACCAAATAAAAGACCCCTGTGTAGGGGTCGTGTGCCACTTTGTCAAGTGGTTTTATGCGATACGCTCAATGAAGGAAGATAGGATCTTCTTGTTCATTTTCTTACCCTTAAGAGACTTAGTGAATGCTCTCTTGATCTCTGCCTTGGTAGGATCTTCTTTCTCAATAGTAAACTCATCGTCTGTATTGAGTGCGGATATTGCTAGAGCATACTGTACTGTGTATGCAGAAGATAAGCATATGAAAGATCTAGTCTTCTTCCACTCTCTGTCTGCATCTGCCCATGCAGTGTTATCGTTAAGGTTACCATCGAACTCATAACCTAAGCATGATCTCTTAAATCTGTACCAGTCATTACCTGTAATAAGTCTGATGTTCATGAACTCACACTCAGGAAATCTGTCACGTAGTTGATAGATGAATGTATCTGTCTGATCATATCTGTCTGGTACAAACTTGTATTGCTTACCAGTTTGACGATCACGTAAGATAGTTTGTGAATTGCAGTTTCTAGAGATGACACTAACTTCACCATCGTATTGAGAAACAACCTTCTTACCATATCTTAAACCATAACCTTCACCATCAGTTAGATTGATAACGTGTACTTTCTGAGCACCAGTTCTCTTCTTGAATGATGGGATGATGTGGTTTAAAGAAATAGTTGCTTCATTTAATGGAGTACCACCTAGGTTCATCTTGTAAGGAACTCCACAACTGAAGTACCCTCTGAAACTACTTGCAAGACGGAATAAGTTGTGTGCCTGTTTGTCATGAGATCTATTGTTACTAGCACTTGATAGAACGTTGAGCATACGGAAGTCACGTAGGATAACCTTACCCTCATGTCTTGGATCTTCATGATACTTATGCTCATCCTTCTCAAAGTTATCGGAGAAGAGGTATACATCATAAGCAATACCAACCTTACGACAGAATGATACTAGTGTAAGTACTTGCTTGATTGTATCAAGGATGCAGTTGGACATAGAACCAGACCAATCAACATTGAAAACTAATCCGTGGTTCTTACCCTCAGGTATAGTAGTTACTTTTCTGAAGATGTCATCGTTGTACTTATATGTGTGTAACTTAGTAGTATCAAGAACACCAGTTCTAGATGTGGTAGCACGAGCATAACTGTCTGCTGCCTTCTTCATCTCAAACTCTTTAACGAGATAGTTAACTTCTTTGTTCTGTGAGATCTTGAACTTTCTGTACTCATCATCAGCGTTATCAATATTCTTAGTGTACTCTCTTGCCATGTGTAACTCATAATCATCAGAGAAATCTTTTTGATGTCTAAGGTTCTCTTTACCTACGTAAAAAGTATCCATTAGTTCACTAACTTCTTTGTTAGATATGAAGAACTTACTAGAGATAGTCTTAGGTAACTCAATGTAATCATACTCTTGACCCTCAGCATTAGCAAGACTTTTTAATCCATCATTAAGAGCATCTAATGTTTCCACAGTTGGTACAAACTCTTGAGGTTCCTCTGTGTTTCTACCGACTTCTTTACCATGTGCTGTCTTTGGTTGTGGTTTCTCTTGACCTTCTTCTTTATCATCTTCTTTACCTTCAGATGGTTGAGGTGTGCGACCTTCAGATAAATCTTCTAACTCATTATCACCATCAGTAATATCATTGTCTGCCTGTGCTGAAGGAAGTTCAACTTCTTCTTCTTTCTCTTCTTGTTGCTTCTCCCACTGCTCTCTCATGAATGCACAGATCTCTTTAGAAAGTTCAATTACATCCTCGAATGTTTCTAGTGCATCACACTTAGCAAGGAATGGTTTCTCTTCGTCACTGAAGTCAACATCAACAAAGTTACCGATCTTGTACTGTAAATTTATTCTGTCAATAAAACCTAGTGTATCAATATCTTTATCTTGGATTTGGAAGAAGTCTTGATCAGCAAGAATTTTATAACCTCTGTAAAATGTTTTAGGGATACCTTCATATCTTCTCTTCATTAACTTCTCGATACGAACGTCCTCTATGCAATTAACAAACTGCATTGGAACCTCTGCAAGAAAGTCCCACTCATTAGGAGTGTATAGTGCATGACCTACCTCATGTGCAATCAGACTATCAATAACTTCTACTTGATCATGCTCCCAGATAGGTAGAGTTAGAACTCTAGTCTCAACATTAAACTGTGCAGTTTCTACTGGTCTGTTTTCTACTATTAGATCCTCTTGAGCAAGGAGTTTAGCAAGTGATTCTTTAACGAGGTTCATTTCGGTTTTGTTGTGTATGACTCTATGATAGCAAAAAACCGCCCCTTGGGACGGTTGAGTAGACACTTTGTCAACTGGTTGCGACGCTTCCTTGCTTGACGCAATGCTTGT